GCCAAAATATTTAAAAGCAAATCTTTTATTTAACATGCCACAGCTTATTTATTAATTAGGCTTTACTGTAGCATCACTCGATTCCGAGTTCCTTCTTCACGAGATTACTTTTGAGTCCGTACCCTTGAGCTTCGATTGCTTCAAGCAGTCTACGCTTACCAAGTAAAATGTAATCTCTCACTTCACTGTTCACGGAAATCGGTGGTTTACAGGTATAACCATCACAATTCTTAGTAAAATAGAACCCCGGTGCAACCCTGTAGCACCTGTGGCACCTACCAATGGCCTTGGCCCTACGCTTCTTAGCGAACGTAGAAGTCCCACACTTTGGCTCATTGGGCACATATGGAGACATACTAATAATCCTAAGCGCTAAATCACACACTGACCCGTCAGGGGACGTGGCCTTTTTATTGAAAGCCATAATCAAACTAATCACCCTACCGTACTCCATCAATCGCATTTCGATTCACGCCATTGCTTTTTAACATTGCAGCCGAACTTGCCCCCAGTGATCTCGCTGGAAGTGTTAGCGAACCTATCATTTCTAGCATTCTTCATAAGAGCGATCTCCTTATGTGTTGCATGGGCTATCTCTTCCTCCCGAGTAGGGATCCGAATCAAACCTTCTTGCGGTTGCACGCAGGCAGGATTGCGCACATGATCGAAACAATCCCATGCAGCGAATTTCGTAGCACTCGAGAAGCCCTTAGCCTGCCAGTTAGCAGGTGGGTTGTCCAAAAGTATCATTCGATTCCATGTGACTGGCGCATAAGCTCTGCAAACTTTTCTAAGTGTGCTAAAGTCCCGAGTAATCGCCACCACAGCATCCCTCATGATAGATCCACCAGACCTGAAAGTCACCACACCCTTAGGGTCCATTGATTCAGATGAGCTAACTGACGCACAGTACATTGAGATGTCCCATAAAACTGCAGCAACCTCCTCAGGTGGCACTCCCAAACCTTGCAATTTGGCCGCAATCTCAGTCAGTTCTTCCGCAGTGGCCACAGTCCCGGATTCTTCTCTCCATTGCATCTTCACCAGTGAATCAACAGTTGGACGAGTAAAGATATTTGTCATGTCAGGCTTTAAATGCGCCATGGGCTCGAGTTTGGGCCTACCAATTTCCATGCCCAAGTTTACGAACTGTTTGGACTTCTGCTGTCGCATCAAGTATTCTTTCAAGTTCGCGAGGCGTGATTCGAGTGATTCATCACTTTCACCCACCAATTCATAATCTTGCTTGGATCCATGGACGCTTGGCACGTTGGGCATTCTGGCACGTTCGGCATCAGCGAGTGCTTTGTTATATGCTTCATCATTAGCAAAGTCAGTTCTCTTCAAAGCAGTTGCGGTTGCCATTTGATTATCAATCAATACTCTTACAACCTAAGGAACCAATCAAACCCTATGACTATAAGGTTTTAGACCTTTAGCAAATTCGATAAACTCTGTTGTGAAGCTACAGCCGCGAATGGTCACTGACTCCCCGGTAACAACCACTATGCAATCATTAAGAGTTCTACGCTCAGTAAGTAGAAGTAATGCGTACACTATGGCCAGCGACAGAATGAAAAAAGCAACTTCTACCCGCATCAATGGATTGTATTGCACCTGGCGCAGCGATTTCGATTACCGAAATTATCTGATAACCAAATTAGAAAGATTAGGAACACGACGAAAAGCAGCAAACCAAAACCCCCGCGATTGGACAGCAAGTTACTACTCGGATATCTTGTGGCCGGACCGCAGTAATCCACAGACTTAGTGCCGTCGCGGTAACGTCCTCCGTGTGGCAAGTGATGTATATTATCGCCAACGTGCGGTAAACTACTCCTTGTCAGTACGAAAAGTGCAAGTGCTACCCCAACCCCAACAACCCCAGCCAAATACACACCGGTACGATCAGCAGGAGGCGAAAGCGGCATCCGGGCTAAGTATGACTAACTTCTCGCTATGCCTTGTCAAGCATAGAAAGAATTTTTCTATGTCTTGTTTGGGCACCCCAACAGTAGCCGTCACGAAAGTAACGCACTTGTAAGTTTCACCACGTATTTCGCACAATCCCTTGTACTCGCAGTTATGTGAGTTCAGCAAAGTTTTGACTTCATCCTCGAAGGCTACTACTTGACCTTCAGGTTCACCTTCGAAAATCCCCACCTGCAAGACGGTGTCACACTTCTCAGAGAAAATTTGAAACTTCAGTTTCCTCAGAATTGCGCAAGTTTCTGCACCGAAGCGTTTTGTGGTCAAACAAGTGTAATGAGGTCTCAAAACCCTACTCAAGTGCTCACTCTGGCAAGGATCCCCGAAGACTAATTTGGGCTGAAGTTTAATGTAATCACCCTCGGTGTACTCGTCTACAATGGTGAACTCAGTAGAGGTTGCTTGATCCCACTCACGAACCCCTTGTATTCTACAAGTGCAAACGCTGGGCGGGTCGCAGACCCCAAAAGTGTACGCTCGAGCTTCAGGCAAGCAACTCAAGATCTTCCGAATAGCTGTTGACTTTCCAGCACCTGGGACGCAATGGACTACGAATGGTTCGGAATGGTGATTTGAAAATCTATGGAAACCAAATTCTATTAATATATCATACACGCAATTCATTTATTTCAAAACTATGAGCTAACACCTAAGCTAACACTGCGATTTTTCGTAAACCTTGATGACTTCAGACTTTATCAAGTGCTTGTTCTGGACAATGGTTCGCACACACTGGTAATGGTTTTCCAATTCTTCCTCATTCATGAGGCATGTTGCAGATTCTCCAAGTTTGTACGCGAAAGCCACTTCAAGGGCATAGTTATCAATGCAATTTCCCAGATTATTCAGTTCTTTGGCTATGCATATCCTCTCTAGAACGAGTTGCGGTTTCTTGAAAATCCCCACGTGAGTTAAGTTCCAACCACAGAAGGTTGGCGTTTTAGTGAAAGCAACTTTAGCCTTCAATTTAAGCTTGCTCAAAAAACCCTCGTGTTCAGTCGTTGTCCTCAATTTCCTTGAGGCACACATATCATCCCCCGC